TGGGGTTATGGCACAGATCATCTGTGCAGATCCAGCGGATCCGATCCGCGTCTTTCCTGTATTGACGATATACCCAGCGGAGCGAAGATCGGAGCATCTTTTCCAGTAGCACCGTGAGCGCCTGATAAGCCCTGATCGGGCTCCTGCTTCTTCATCGGTGAGATCGTGCAGCTTGTACTCAATGAGCAAGAGCATCGCTTGGGATGTTCGCCTGTGTTTGACGTCTTTAGCGCCTTGGACGCTTGTGGGCTGGTCGGGCTCTCGATGCAATGGTGCATGGAACAGAGTGCCTGGTTCCCAGTCGTCGGGTCGGTTAATTTTGCCTGCCATTATTGCCTCCGTAGTAGGGATAGAAGGTGACGGTAGAGAACTTACACGATCGGTGTAACGAAAGTGGGGATTACTTTTTTCCAGGCTGCAATGATGAGCTGTTTATTCTGGGCGAACGTCGGCGAGACCTCAATGTGGATCCAATATCCGCCTGGGCCCCCATTGTTTTCGGCGTCCCATTCTTTCCAGCCTGGAGCGCCGTCACGGTTGCAGCGGAAACCCCGTCCGTGTGTTCCCCAAACATATTGATGGATTTCTTCAATGCCGAGGGCGACGTGGTTGTCGGCGAGCCAGTCACAGATCTCGGTGACTAGCTTCTGGTTGCTTTGTTTGTAGCCAGCGTCAAAAGCGCGTCCTGTACCGTGTACTGAGAGCATGGTTGATCCGCGCATGGGGCGGAAGGCGTAGATCCCGAGGTTCGTGAACCCCCATTTATTGCCGAGGATTTCAAGAAACTTGATTGCGCCTGGCATGGCTTTGCCTGTTGCGCTGGCGTCTTTGTTGCCTGTGTACGGCATGACTCTAGGTTTAGCTGTTGTCATCTTTGTCCTTTTGGTTCTTCAGTCCGTTAGAAGCTAGTACGCCAGCGAGCGAACCTGTGAGAAACATCATCATCGGGGAAAGCAGGCTCCAGGCACTCTTGTCATTATCCGAGACCTCGAGAGGCTGGGTCACAAAAAGCAGTCCGTAGAGCAGAGCTGCTGTGGAAATAAAGAACGTGATCGAGAGCGTGATGCCGACGATAAGGATGAGTCGCGCTTTGATTTCGTCGTTGTTCATTCGTGGGCGTAGTGGTGGGAGTTTCATGGGCAACGGTTTTCTAGCGCTCGGGTAGTTCCGACTGAAGCGGTGTCAACGGTGATGGTTGTTGCTGTGCGTAGTGCTTTGTTTTTTGTGCGTACACAATTGACTCGTTCACGGTCTCCGCACGCTACGAGCAGACTGCAGATAAGCAAAGCGACAAAACTAATTCGCCAAATCATCGCTAACCTCTGGTCGCGTAAGTGGTGCTGGGGGGTCTTCATCGTGTTGCCACAAACTAAGTGTTTCGCCGTTTAGAGACCAGCCAGTGTCATAGTTATTTTCAGCTAATAGTTGTAATAAATCGTCGTGCGTCATGCTGAAACTTCCATTAGAATTATTGTTGACGGGGAACTTGTTGGCTGTGCGCTGACTGCTGCACTAGGTGAATAGTTGGCTATTTGTGTTTTGTATGTAGTAGCCGATGTTGTTGCTGGCGAATCTAAATACATTCCAAATACTTGCCCCCACATGTCTAAAGCGGTGCCTGTATATAGACTTAATAATGAAAAAGTATTTACAGCAGTCGCTCCTCTAAGTAGGCGAATATTTACACCATTTTGCGAGTTAGCGTTCGTTTTGTTCACTGCCTGTGTCACAAAAACAAGTATTTTGTTTGTGTCTGCTTGTGGCGTAATTGTTGCGGTCAAGTTTGTGTCTGAATGCGTAGTGGTTGAATTGCTTACTGTTGTGGTTGTAGTGCCAGTGACTACTTGCAAAATGCGAAACGCGCCTCGTAAATCGTTCATGTACGCAGCGGTTAGTACATTGCCCGTCGTTTGCGCTGCCGGTAAGTTTGTTGGTGTCGCCATTAGTACCCCAGTCTATTTGAGTCAAGTTTGCCGAAAGTGGCATTGTCAAGAATTAGATATGCGTTCTGATCGGCTGGCGAAACGTAATAGGTGTATCGAGCCTCGCTAGGAACCGCGCTAAACGCTGCTCCTTCAATGATGCATTGATATGTAGTGCCACGAAAAGCGACGCTTACTTGAGCGCCAACACAAGTTCCTATTTCTAGAGAACCTCCGCTAGTGGCAAGGTTCCAGAGCTTGAAAGAATTTTGAGCGTTCGCCAAGCATGAAAAAGATGTGATCGCCAGAGGTGCTGCCGTAAAGTTGTTGAGCAGATAGTTTGCGTAATCCGTGGCTTGTGACGTTGAAGCGTTAAGAGTGTTTACCGAGTACGTGCGAAAAGGTTTGACGCCTGTCTGTACGGTCTGAGCTGCAAAAGACTCAGGATCAACTGTTACTTGACTGTAGAAGTTGTCGGCGTAACTAGCGAATTCGATGTTGTCATATACCTGAAAGCTGGCATTGTTTGTTGTGTCGCTGAAATTGATGTTTGCGACCTGTGCACCAAATGGTGAGAACAAAGAAACGCTGAGGTAGGTTTCGCGCATGCGTCCATTGGTTGTTAGGCAAGAACTATTTACCCAGTCGCCCCAAGTGCCGCTGACAGTTGTGGCTGCCATCGCTGGGCCTGTACCGCTGCTCGAGTAGTTGATAGTGAGACCGCTGGCTGTGCTTGCTGCTGTTGTTTGCGCCGAAATAGTATCGGCTGCCATCGCATAACTTTCTCCGCTGGCTCTGCCACATCGCGCAAAATATCCTTCAAGGCTGATGGTCATGTAGTCGGCGTTTCCGACGCCACCTGCAAACGGTATCCCGTAGCTCATTTGTACGTTAGAGATTGATGCTGAGAATTGGCTGCGATAGATGCCACCGTCGTCCCAGCTTACTTTCACAGTTGAACCAGGTTTGATTACCGCGTTAGGTGCTGAAGGTTGTCTTACAACAATGGTTCCGCTAAGCGTTGCGTATTGATCAAGCTGCCGTTCGCGCCCTGTCTTAAAATTGATGGAGACGACGTTGTTCAATGTGATGGCAGGAGTGCCAGACACGCCTTCAACATCGACAACGAAACTTTGAACAGCCATTAATACGCGTTGCTTACTCGTATGGGGACGCTTCCATTTGTTCGCATATAGGCGCGTAAGGCGCTGACTACTGCGTTCGGGTCTCCGCCGTTGACGTTTATCGTGATGTTGTTGCCCATGTTGGGCGCGTTGTTTCCTGTTAGTGGGACGACGGCTTCTGGGCCTTTTTCGCCGATCATTGCGAGCGTCGGCGAGTTGACGATGCCACCATTAGCTAGCATCGGGATATCGGGAACATCGAAGCCTGCTCCGCCGATGACGGGAACCCAGCCTGGGATCTTGAACGAAAGTTTGCCGACGGTGTTGTTCCAGACTGATGCAATGCCGTTGAATAAGCCTTTGTAGACAGCGACTAGTCCGTTGACGTATCCGCTGACAGCTGTAACAACGCCAGCGAAGCCTGCTTTGATGCCGTTAAATACTGTGCTGGCGATGTTGCCGACTGCTTCAAATGCTTTGCCAAAAATGTTGAACTTTGCTTGGAGAATGACTAGGGCCGCGCCGACAGCGACGATTGCAACTACTAGCAAGAAGATCGGGTTGAGTGCCATTACAGCGTTGAAGGCTGCTTGGACGGCTGTGAAAGCGGTTGTGGCTGCAGTCCAGGCTTTCATTGCAAAGTTCACTGCGATGATGGCTGTGGCTATGCCTGCGATGGCTCCGCCGACGACAAGAAATGTCGTGGTGTTTTCTTGAGCCCAGGTTCCTAGACGCTCAATAAATGGGAGGACGGCTTGGATTGCTGGAAGTAATGCTGCACCGATTGACTCCTTGGTTTCGGCAAGGCCGATAGACAGTCTTTTGAAACGTCCTTCTGCGGTGTCTGCAGCTGCAGCAGCGTCTCCTCCGAAAGTGTCTGCTAGTACGCTCATCGCGCCCTCGACATCTAGCCCGTCTTTGAGAAGTGTTTTCATGCGCGGATCTAGGGCTTTGAGTCCTTTGTCGTTGCCTGCGTAAGCCTTGGCGAGCGCGTCGGAAACTGTGGCGAGGTCTTTTCCTGTGCCTGCAGCGATGTCTTGAGCAAGTCGGAGTCCTTGCTGTGCTTCTTCAAGGTTCTCGGTTCCTGTGACGAGTTTTGCTAGCGCTGGGCGTAGTTCGTCGTCGGCGGTAGCGGTCGCCATTGACAGCGAGGAAATGAAGTCCTCATTTTTTTTGATCGCGGAGTCTGAAGCATTGGTTACGCCTCGGATGTTGCGAGCGAGTTGTTCTTGAGCTGCTGCGTCTTCCATTGCGCCTTTGACAGCATCGAAGGCTGCAGCGCCGACAGCGACTAGGGCTGCTGCTGCTGGGACAGCTGCTTTCTTGATAGCAAACTGGGCTTTCTCGCCGACGGTCTCAAGTTGTTTGAACTCTTTGATCGCTTTATCTACGCCAGCGCCGACGTATTCGGTAATGATCGGAATGTTAATTGCCATTAGCGCGTCTCCTCGTTAACTTTCTTCATTACGTCGCGCACAAGATCCGACAGACCTTGCTCGACGTCTGGGAGATATTTATCTGCTGTAGGCCACAAGACCCGAGAGTTGTTGCTCCTGAGATTGTTGTTGAAGTTTGTGCCTGGGTTCGCTAGACCTGCGACTTCAAAGATTGCGCCTGCTGGGTCGCTCTGAGTCACATAAAGCACAGCAGACTTGTTTCGGCGCGTAGAAGTTTTGAACTTGACGCCAGCGCGAACCTTGTTCACCGTCCAAGGTAGAAGAGTCCGACCGCGCTTATCTGTCCACTTGTACTTCATGCCCGACAATGGCATGGAAGGATATGCGCCTTTAGCCTCGGCAAGTAGTGGGGCGACAATGCTTTTGGCGTCACGGTTGAACTGTTTGCGGTATTCGGGGTCAATGCTTTTGAGAGCTTTGATAGCAGCTGCACCGCCGACGAATTCGGTTCGCGCTGTTGCTGTCATTATTTGCTCTTTCTTTGAGTGTTAATTACATCTACGCAAGTCATGAGATCCTGCAAAGTGAAGTCTATGTTTGGGGGCCAGTAGCCAGTCTCGACAAGTAATTCGGCGAGTGTTCTTGCTACTGATCCCCTTCGGTGGGGTTTGCTGCTTCATTCTCCAACACATCCAGAGTGACAAGTTTTTTGAGAAAGTCGTCCAGTTGTAATGGTGGAGCGAAGTTTCCAGTCTTGGCTGCTTCGTGAGCTAGGAACCCGAGTTGCTCTATTGAGATCCCGT